CCCATTTTTTTGAGCTCGGATCTTCGCTTTTATATATCTCTGCGCGCTCTCACAAACAGGTCGTTTTTTCTGAAACCAAAACCGGATCTTTGGTTGACGTAAAAAAATGCCGGGGATTTTTTTCTGAAAATGAAAATATGCCGGGTGGTTGCGCCTATTTCTTCCAAGTTTTCCCGGAGTAAGGGGCTCGTTTCTCTTGCGGCCGGTAAAATCTACCGCTATAGTTCGTCCTGTTTCGGGTTGAGTATGGCCGAAAAATTCAGCAGCAGGGCGACCTCGCATGTCAAAAACAAAAAACGCCAATACGCTTTTCGATGACTTTCTTACCTCCCTGCAGTCGGAGATCACAACGCATGACGAGGCGCCTGCAGGCGGCGTGGGCGAGTGGGCGATCCAGGCGGAGATTCTGCTTGATCGCGGGCGGTTCGGTTTTGCAAAGCACGAGTTCATGGAAAAGCCCTATGCCGACAATCACCCGTACCAGGTAGAGATGAAAGCCGCGCAGCTCGGCAACACCACTCGGGCGTTTTTGCGCATGTTCTGGTGCGGGTTGTTTATGCCCTTTGTGGGGCTCATGTATCTTTTTCCCTCCAAGACGGGTTCCGGGGATTTTTCCCGCTCCCGTGTCGCTCCGTTTATCGAGAAAAACCCCGAATCCATCGGCAAGTTCATCAAGGACACCGACAGTGTCGGGCTCAAGCGTATCCGTGGGAAGAATTTCATCTTTCGCGGTACCAAGTCCACCGAGGGCCTGCGGTCCGACCCGGTGGATTTCATCATGTATGACGAGTTCGACCTCTTCCCCGAGGGCATCGAGGCGGTGGCTAGGGAGCGTATGGGGCACTCGGAGTACAAGTGGGAACACTATCTTTCCAACCCGACCATCCCCGACTTCGGCATAGACAAGCAGTTTCAGCAGACCGACCAGCAGTACTGGATGCTCAAATGCCCCAAGTGCGGCGAATACACCTGCCTGGAAGACTCGGTCACGGCCGATGACATCGGCTGCATCGCGGAATACGCGGACGGTCGCACCGTGCTTCTCTGCCAACACTGTCGTGACGGCGTTCTCGATCCAGCGATAGGCCAATGGGTCGCCAAGAACCCCTCGGTTACCGATCGGCGCGGCTACCACTACTCCCAGCTTTTCTCGCAATACGTCACCCCTGCAGAAATTATCCACGCCTTTCGTACGGACGCCAACCGTGCGGCCGTATATAATTACAAGCTCGGCCTTCCCTACATCGAGGCGGAAAACCGCCTCTCGATTGAAGAAATCCTCAAGCTCTGCGGCACGGCGGGGAATGCGTCCAGCGATTCCGGCCCCTGCTACATGGGTGTTGATCAGGGCAAGGGGCTGCACGTTGTCATCGGCAAGCTGCATCCCGACCGGATTGTCCACGTTGGCGAATATAAAGACTGGAACGACATGGACCGGTGTGTGGAAAACTTCAACGTGCTGCGGTGCGTGTGCGATGCCATGCCCGAGCGGCGCAATGCTCGCGCCTTTGCCGATCGCCATCCGGGCAAGGTGTATGTGAATTACTACAACGAGCATGCCCGCGACGGTGCGGCCTGGAACGAGGCCAAGTGCCAGGTGTCAAGCAACAGGACCGAGTCCATGGACGGCTCGCACCTCATGCTCTCGCAAAGCCAGGTAGGGTTGCCCCGCGAATGCCAGCCGGTACGCGAGTTTGCCGAGCATTGCCACAATGTGGCCAAGAAGCTGGACGAAAAGGAAGACGGCTCCAAGCGGTATATCTACGTCAAGCTGGGCGCGGATCATTATCGACACGCCTGGAACTATGCGGTGCTGGCCCGCTCCAGCATGGCGGGAAGCTGTTTTGGCGAAAGCGATTTGTCATAGGAGGTAGTCACATGCGCGCTGCAACCATATCTCACAGGATGTACGGGTTGGCCGACCATGACGCCAGGCGTCAGATCAGGCCGGCGAAACGGCGGAAAACGCGGGCCGAGTACGAGGAAGACGCGCGTGAGCGTGTCGAACGATACAAACGCCAGGGGTGGGTATGATCCGGGCGGAATACGAGTCGGGCAGTGACATCCCTGTCTTTACCGATGGCGAGCACGCCTATTCCCGCATTGTGGGCGGGGTGGGGTGGCCGTGCCATGGCGTACCGGGATGTTATTGCGTTCTGGGCCGGGATGCGTGTCGTGCCCGTCTGTTCGACCTGCCGGTGTTGCGGGTGATCGCCGAGGGGCGCGAGGTCATGGGCGAGCCGCTTATGGATTACCCGACCACGTTCAAGGCCCTTGGTGAGGCGTCTGACGAGCACATGGTTCCCAGGTGGTACGGGATGCCCGGCTATCCGGCAACGGAGTTGGCGCGGTTCAATCGCTCCCGGCTGGTCGGTCGCCAACGGCGTATCGCGATCGCCCCGCCCCCTCTGCTGGCAGAGCGCGGTGTGCCCGGCTATCTGTCCATGGTCAGGCGGCGGGTGTCCTCTCAAAAAACACTGTTTTTCGGGGAGCATCGTGGAATACCCCGGGCCCTGTCCGGCCTGCCCGCAGACATCGACACCATAGGCCCGGATCGGCACCCGGCCATCTCCGCGATTATCTGTGCGGTGGCTGCCATGGATCTGCTCGACGACCCAACGGGAAAACGTCCCCTGCGCGCCGCACGGCGCGGCGACGCCAGGGCGGGGTACTGATATGCCAAAGGTTGACGATATCAAGCTCTTGGAGCTGCTCAAGCAGGGCAAGACGGGCCAGGAGTGCGCCGAGTTTTTTGGGGTGGGCAAATCAACCATCTCGCGCCACAAACTACGCATTGAAAAGGAGCTCAACAGGACGCTGGCCCTGGCAAAGACCGACATGCTCGTGAAAAATGCGGTTGAGATCCGCGAGGTGGACGATCTGGGCGTGTTGGTGGCCCAGGCTCGACGGACTATGGACCTGGTGGAGACGGTCATCCACGGCGACGACCAGGATGCCTACGCGGCCAAGTCGCGCCTCAACAGGCTGACCGGCGGAAGCCGTAATCTGGTGGGCGTGTACACGGCCATGCTGGGCGAACTGCGCAAGCAGCTCGAATTTTATTTCCAGATGCGGGAGAGGTATCTGTCCATGAAAAAAATCGAGGACTATCAAACCGTTGTTCTGCAGGCGATCAAGGAGATCGACCCGGATGTTGCCAGGAAGATCGTCTCCCGTCTCAAGGAGATGCGGGCACTGCACGAGTCCGTCGGGGTGGGCGAATGAAAAACAATTTGGTGTATCTTGCTGACTATCTGCCGCATACGACGATGACGGCGGTCTGCCCGCACTGCCTGCATGCCTGGGCGGCTGTTTTTCCTGTGACAGCAAGAGAACTTGTCTGCCCCTTTTGCGGAAATGTTTCGCGCATCCCTTTTGGTCAGCCCGTTGTGTTGCTGAAAAAAGAGATGACACCTCAAACGACGGAGCATCCATGATGAAGCATTACCTCGGAGTAATAGCATTGCAGGCCAAGCCCATGACCAGGGGGGAGTACAACGAGTACCGTGGCTGGTCGATTCCTAAAGACGAGAACCCCGTCGATCCCGGATACCTGGTCAAATATTCTGATAGCTATGAAGCATGGTCGCCCAAGACTTTTTTTGAATCTGCCTATTTTGAGATGGGCGAGGACCCGACAACGATTACGCCTGGTATGGTTGATCATTTTATCGGAGATAATCTTCAAGTCAGCCAGTTGGACGAAAAGACAACCCTGTTGAGTGCGAAAACGATCACCGGGTTTCGCCAGTATGAGACAAGTTCGTGCGTCGATCCGGACAATTATGACGAGAATATAGGACGGGAAATATGTCTGGAACGCGTCAAAAATACCGTGTGGCTGTGCCTGGGGTTTATGCTGCAGTGGGCAAAAAACGGTCTTCGGAGGTAAGCTGTTGAACATAACGGAAAAACCCTTTGTCATCCGGGGGCAGCGGGATATTGCCGTGTTTTTGCGGCGGTCCAAGAACGAGGTGGGGCGGCTCATCCACGAGGAGGGGCTGCCCGTGTCCATGGAGAACAATGCCTATGTGACCACCTCGCGGCTGCTGCTGGAATGGCAGGAGGATCGGTGTGCCGCCAGACGTGAGGCCCCCTTGCGCTCAACGGCACGTGCGTGATAGGGTGTGGGCAAAACCCATGGAGGTGTGTGCCATGACTGTTCTCTATCGTTTGCTCAATCTCGTGCTGATCGACTCCCCGGTCGTCTCGCTTGTTAGGCTGACAAACAACCACATAACAAGTTGTACGGATAATTTGCAAGGAGGCTCATCGATGGATGGAGTCATGAGAGAAATGCCGAAGTATCTCTGCCATAAAGAGGTACACGCGCTCAAGATCGCAAAGATCGAGCGCGACAATCCTCCCGAGAATTGCGAAACCGATGGTAGCGCAATGGTAACCCCGGCTGATGAAGGATACGCACCGTTCAAGGTAGACTCTGCGTATATGTCGAAGCACAAGCCTGTTGAAGGCGGATATTTCGTCGTGTACGAGGATGGCTACAAATCCTTCTCGCCTGCCGAAGCGTTTGAAAGCGGCTATTCAAGGATTTAGCCTAACAACCGCTTCAACCTGACACCCTAACGGATGCAGGTTAAGCAAACGTTGGGCGTAAAGGATTAAATTATGCAACTCTCAGAAACACAAGAACTCACGATGAAAATGGCAAAAGTCGGTTATGAAAGCTATGCAGCTTATACCGGAAATAAATCTGCTGTTACCGGCGATGAC